TAGCCACAATTATCTCAATTGTGTTCACGGCGCCGTTACGGTTCGCGTCTGTATCAAAAGGTACTTTTATTCGTACTTTTCGACGCAGCTGCGTTTGACCGTTTGGACTTGTAGCGTTTGTTTGCGGGCGATTGCGCGTAAACGAAACGTTCGAGTCCGAACCTATTGCAGCACCTGTGTCCAAGACAGAATCATAACGATTCAGATCTTGGCCATCGGGTGCAGACGCAAGGGCGACACCACCTGTTGGAGGATAAGTTCCTCCATCGACAAATGATATGTTAGCTAAGCTAGTCATATCTTTCTCCTATGTTGTGTTACATTCATAAGCGCACCAGAATTAGTGCGATTAGGTCTGCAACTTTACTTGCGTCATCAACGACTTTGCCCGGGTGAAATCCCGGGATTGTGTCGCTAACGACGGGTTTCCAATCGGGGACACGAGTATAAATATCATTAGATATAGCTCGTACCCCGGTGGATCCAACGGAGGAATGCGGATAAGCCGCATAGTTTACGCTAAGGCTTCGGGAATAGTGAGTTTTTCTTTTCACTGAAACCGAAGTTGCCAGAATCGCTAAGGAAGGATCACTGAGATTGGTGAGAGCAGAAATGCTCGTACCAATAGAAGTGAGCCGATCTACCATAAAACTATAGGGAAATAAATCCCATAAGGTTCTAGGTATATCCTTATTGCGGAGACCCAACTGTTGACGAAATCCGACCATAGGGTCGGATGCCGTATACATGATGGATGCTCGCGCTGTGACACTGTCAGAACCGGAAACTGTACGTACTGAGCCTGTTGAGATAGTTGTACTCTCATTCAGGTCAGTCGTTTCAGTTCCTGTACCCCGCGCCGTTAGGCGGGGGGGATACTCGGGCATCTTTGCCCGGTACGCTTCTAACGCATCACTTGCAGATTCTACTAACGGACGAAAGAGGAACCTATACATGAGCCAAGCTTTAGCAAAAGCCTGTCCATATGTAAGTCCCGACCTAGTATACTTGTTGATAAGTTTTTTGAACTTACCAGCAAGAGTCGATGCTGACCCCAGTGGGGCCTTCATCGTACTAAGCATTAGTCCGAGCTCGCCTAGGTCCTCACCGAAAGAAAACGGTGTAGGGTCCATGTTGGCGAGAGCGTTTAACTTTGCAGTTGAAACGCTGGCAGATTCACTCTGGACGGCGGGTATATACCCACCATCGTAAAGTGAAAGGATCTGACCACTATCTATCTGACGGAAATCTACTGAAAGATTTTTGTAAGTAATAGTGCCATTTCCTTCGCTCACAGCAAGAATGCCATAATTCATGGCATTATTGATGATCTCCCCATTAGCTATGCGTTTAGCATAGTTCTTTGACACATGATCCGACATATACGACCCATTGTCACCCAGCAAACCTGCTGGATGATCGAATGGCGTATAGGGTGGATCAACTGCGTCAACACCTT